GCTTCAATGTCTTGATCCGCCATCTGCCGGATTTGCGCCAGCTCCGAATTTTCCTTTTCAAGCTTCTCAAGTTCATCATCCGGATTTCCTTTTTCCTCGATAAACTCCGTCTTTACTTTCACGGCCTCTTTTTTCGACAATAGGCTCCGACGTGTATCCGCCAAAAGTTTCTTTGTCTCCTGCTCCATCAGTCCATAAACTGAAAGCCCCAGAAGATTCCCAAGAATAGTCATACGTTCCTCTTTCTTTGCCTGTAGGAACAAACCATACTGGTCCTGCATAATTAGAGCGCAGCTACGAAATGTCATCGAGTCCATTCCAAGGATTTTTTCTATTTCTGACTGAGTATCTTTAATCCGCTCCGCCGACAGATTCAGCCACTCTTCGCCATCCTTCTGAGAAATATTCAACGTTGCCCTACCAGATTTCGTTCTTGTCCTTACAACACGGAACCGTTTCTCCCCAATATCGAACACAAATTCTATTGTTCCACTCCTCGCATCTTCCGTTCCCCGGATCCATGCCTTATTGTCTCCTTCTCTGGTTTCCTCGAACAAGCAATCTGCAATCGCATCCATAAAGAGGCTGCTCTTTCCAGCTCCATTTACACCATTGATTGAGCAAAAAGAGATATCTGTAAAATCAAAGTTTTCTTCTTTGTAATTCCGGTAATTCTTAACAGATATTGAGATCGGGCGAAGGACACCATGATTTTCTGAAGTCGTCTCTGATTTTCCCACAGCGGCTATGATTGGTTCTGCAAGTTCAACAACCTTATCAGGATTTTTGACACATTTCTCGGAAAGCCATTTTTTTAAGTTCAATAGAGGATCGCTTTCTTCAGATAAAAGCCCTCGGTTCGTCACATCAATCATGCTTTCCGCTTCTATATCCGCCACGTAGAAAGCCCCTATCTCATAGAGATCTGATTGCAGGACTGGTATGTTGAGTGCCTTTTTCTGATCCGATGTACAGCTATACTTAATCCTTACAATCTTATCTGCCACAGTGAACGGATAATCCTCTGCAAAAAGGAATTCTCTTCCTTGCTCAAGATAGTTCTCAACATCCTCTTTGGTCCATGTAATGGTCTGAAATTTTCTGTACGGAGTGTCATATCGCTGCCCGGACTTCAACTTGTCTCCATCAAATTTATGCACCCAAAACCCCCGGGACTGTCCTTCATCATTAAAGTTCATGGCATTTATTGCACCGGAATAAAACACATTTTCTAATCCTTCCAGCATTTGCGGCCTGTGTATATGCCCAAGCAACACGGCAGAATATTCGGCAGCCTGCAAGGCTTCTCTTGGAATTACTGGCTCAAAATTTGAAAAAAATGATGTTTGTCCAGATTCCATGTTGCACCCGGGAACCGTATAGTGTGCCATCAAGATTTTAGGAACCATATCTGGTATAATATTGGTGTTTGAACACTGTGCCCTTAATCCCATAACCATATCCGATATGTATTTCGTCCATGTCAAATTTTCTTCTTCTGCAGACAATCCCGGAAACTTTGACCGAAATTCCTGCTTATCGAATCCCGGAATACAAGCAACATCAGCTATTGGAGTAGAAATAACCTGTGGTGCCGTAACAACTACAACATTCTTATTCTTCTCAAGCATCTTTGCCAGCACTCTAAACTGTCCGGCGCCATCATGGTTTGGTGTACCTCGCATCACAATCACAAATTTTGCACATTTTGACAAATTTTCGATAATCTTTGTTGCTGTTACCATTTCATCAGAATAACGTACTGGTCCTATCTGTTCCTGATGGAAAATGTCTCCGCTCACACATACTAAATCCGGGTGGACTTCTCGCGCTGTTTCAACCATAAACTCAAGGCATTTGACGGTATCAAGAGAACGAAGGTTTATCCCGTCCTCTACCGGTCCTTTAAACTGTCCAATATGCCAGTCTGCTGTATGCAAAATCTTCATCTTATCTTCCTCGCTTTCTCTGTTATTTTTCTAAGCTGCGGAAACAGCAACTCGAACTGATCCTCCGAGATTCCGCAAAAGCTGATTCCTGATTCCTCCCACTTTTCTCCTACAATCAGAACATTTCCAAGTATCGGATAACCATGCTTATCTGATTCATAAAGCCATGATGCCACTATATTTTCCGGCAGATTGTGATAATATCCATCTTCATCTACCAACATGCTTACGCCATTTCCTCTTTTCCCTGATGCGTGCAGTTCGCTATATAAGCGTCTCGGCATTACATGTTCATATAACTCGCACTTAGGCCCAATATGTTCCCTTATTGCTTCATTCTGCGCTTCAAACGATCCTTCTGGAAAATCATGTACTGAAATTTGATTTTCGGTTGTAATTTTAATCATCTTCATTTTTGTTTTCCTCCTTTGCAATATCTTTAGCAGAAACTCCTAACGCCACGGCAATGCGCTCTATATTTCTTTTGCGCGGAACGCATTCGTTCCTCTCATATGCTCCTACCTGAGAATCTGCCATCCCGCATTTTTTACCGAGTTCCGTTTGCGTCATTCCTTTTGCGTTTCGCAAAGAACGAATATTATCTCCTACCGTTCTCATCTGTTTCCCCCTCTCTGACATTTGATGCACAACGGTCGTCCAAACTTATTCAAGGAATAGTCATACACTCTTTCATTGATTTCGGTTCCGCATCCGTCACAAAAGTATCCTTCATCCGATGAGATCGGTGTTTCTTCTGTATTCAACTCGTCCGAAATATCCTCTGGAATATCTGTGCTTCCCTCCTCCGGGGAATCGCTCTGGAATGCCGGATTGTTCTCAAACGCTTCTGCATCAAAGGTATCATCACTTTCAAAATCCACTTTTTTTACCGGAAGAGTTCCCATACCAAACATATTGTTTACGGAACTGATTCCCTGAGTGAGCATTGCCTGCCGTACCGCTGGATCCGAATAATCTGGAGAAAAAACCACTGTGGGAATTGCGAAATTCTTTTTCAATTCCTCTTTTGTGTATGTTCCTTTCACACCGAGTAGAGCTCGGATTACCCTAAGTTTTGCTCCAGTGATTGCCTTTTCCGCCCACGTTTTCTTTAGTAACGCCATATTTACCATAACTGATCGCTCAATATATTTATCCCGATCCGCTTCGTCAATCACATACGCATCAACTGTTTTCCCCCGCTTATTCTTTGCTTTAGTCCATGTTCCCTTGAAGATTTCTGCCGCAGCTTTGGCCTGCTTTTCATCAGTGATGCCTCTTACGGCTTTATCAGAAAATTCAATCCTATACTTTTCTTCCTCATCTTCAAGGCAGATTTCTTTCTGGTCTGTCTCCGTCCGGCATGTCCCGTCCGCTTTTCGCATCGCGCCCTGCGCATGTGCCCGGTACGTTACCCGGTTAATCCGTTCCCCGTACGTCTGCTCAGGGTTAAACTGGATGCCCGCCGCCATAGCCATCTTATTGAGAAGTGGCTTCGACAATGAAAAAGCATCCGCATAAATCTTGTTCCCTCTGTCATCTTTTCTGCCAGTGTCAACGGAACCAACCTTGAAAATATCTCCGCTTGTTTCGCTCAGATCCACTGCCACTTCTTCTACATGGAATTTATAGAACGGGTTGAGTTGAACGTCTGTTGCGGTTGGGATTAACAGGTTATAGCCTTTGTACTCTTTTATTACTTCCGGCAATGATGCCATAACATCTTTCATATTGATTTCCTCTCTTTCTCATGCTAAAATGAAATTGCTTTTAATAAAACGTATGCTCTTGATTGGCGAAGGCCAGCGTCAGCGTATATTCTGTTAAAAGTTCTGACTTGATAGCTTCAATCACTAATTCGGCCAGATAGCCCGGTGTCCGTCTAACGCCGTCGCAATCGCCAAAACGCTGAATTATTGATTGAAGCTTTCTGTTTGCCACACCAAGCGCTTTTTCATAAAGTTCTGTTGGTATCTCTAGTTTCATTACCTCCTCAATCATTTTCTTGTCCATAACCACTCCCTAACTCTTTCTAAAATCAGGAATACGAAAATTGCGATAAACGCCGCTGCGAAGTACTCACTTCCAACAGCGTCATATCCTCTGATTTCTCTTAGTTTTTCAGAAACAAAATGAAGAAAAATGAGTCCTAATGCCAGCGATACTGTAATTTCTGCCGCCGCAAAAGCCGCTTGTTTTACGAATCGGATCACACATCTATTCATCTTTCGTTTCTTTGTCCGGCCTCCTTTTTTATTAGGATTGCTCAATGGATGTTTCGGATACGGAATTATCGTTACCTTTTCGTTCTTTAAATCGTAAAGTCTTAAATATTTCATACAACCTCCTCAAATTTAATCTTCATTTGACCGCTTTTCTCTACTTTCAGCATCTTTACTAACTTTGTTTCCTTTTCTCTTTCGAGCTCCCTTTCCTCCCTGCAGTCGCATTTTTCTCCCGGATCGAGATGGCAACCGCAGTCAGGGCAAATGTAACCGTACACTTTTCTTCTCACCTCCTCAGTTAATCATGCAATATTCATCGAAATACTTCTTGGGAATGCGCCCTGCTGGGTATGCTTTTGTAAGCTTTCCTGCATCAATACATTCCTTTCTCATCGTGCGGATCACATCGTATGCCTTTGATTTGCTTATGCCGAGTAATGTCATAATGTCGCTTGCCATATAGTACGACCTATCCTCTGCTGTTATTTCTTTTAAAACTCCGCTTGACATGCCGCTCCCTCCTTTATTCCAAGTTCTTCTCAGCCCAGATTCTTAAACTCTGCGCTATCTCACTTACCTCATCAAGCGTTTGAATTACCTTATTCAGATCTCCCTTTTCATCCTCTGTGATAATTCCATCTTCAGTAATATCCAAAAGCAGCTCTTTTGCCGCCGATATTTTCCGAAAAGATGACAGCGCCTTGATGCTGATCCGATCCAGTCCTTCCGGTTTTATATCTGGAAAGTCCTTTCCAAGCGGACACATATGTTTGCAGTAATAAAGTTTCAGTTCTGGAGCACTGTAAATATCCGACATCATAAGTACTTCATCCGGAAACGGATTTTTACTTCCAAGTTCAATCCTGGCCAGCCGACTTCGGTCTATCCCAAGTTCTTCTGATGCCCCTTCTCTGCTAAAAAGGCGGTCATTGAACGCAGCCGCACGATATCGTGCCTCAGCAAAGACGTTTCCGGCTGCTTTTGTTATATGCTTTCCCATTTATCTGTCCTCCTCTGTCAGATACAATATAATCAAATAATATTTTCCGTATAAGGAACCGTGATATTACGATCTTTGCTGATTATCTTCGCAATTTCCGGTGCATATACACGCCCATTTACTACTCCGGATACGTAGTTTCTGCTTAACCCTACGCGCTCCGCGAGTTCCGTAACATTAAGATCATCGTCAATCATCGACTTCTTAACCTCTTTACACCATGTCGGCAAAGTTCGTTTCACAATTTCACCTCCCATCAATTTATAAACATTTGTTGTTTACATTTGTTTGATAGTGCTTTAGAATAACGGTATACGTTAATAAACACAGAAAGGAGTAACTCACATGAATAACCAGTCCTCATGGTTGGAGCAACTGCAGCGCATCGGATTGTCAGAATTTTCAAGTGCCAACCGTAAAATCCTATCCGATATTGAAAATAGCGGTGTCTCATTAAACAATGCTTCGATTTTGCAGGCTTCTGCGGAAGCTGTTATCAGAGCCGTGGCTGTTATGATCGAAGAAAATAACAAGGCTCTCTTATCCGAAGCGGACTAATTATTCAGTTCTACCTTGAGTGATTGCCGTCACTCTTTTTGAAAAATGTTTTAGACATTTGGTTATTACAGTTTTATAATAGTGCATTAAAATGCACTTGTCAATAGTTTTGTGCATTTTTTTGAACTTTATAGAAAGGAGTTTGCTTGTTTTACGATCAGTTATTAAAACTATGTGAATCTGCAGGAATTAAACCTACTACTTTAATTACAAAACTCGGTATGAGTAAGGGCTCCATGGCAAATTGGAAATCTGGAAAACTGCCAAGCGGGGATGTTCTCGTGCGTTTTTCTGAACATTTTAATGTTTCTTTAGATTACTTAGTTTTTGGAAAAGAAAAATCGAAACTATTCTCTTCCGAGGATGCCGAATGGCTTGCACTAATTCACAAGCTTCCCCATGATGCTCAATTAGAATTTAAAGGAGAATTAAGAGGTTACTTGAAACGTTTAAATTACGAAGACGGTGGAGAACTAAAAGAAGCAAAATAATCCCCTTCGAGTGGTACCGAAGGGGAAAATGAAAGGAGAATATTTATAATGGCATTAATCAAATGTTCCGAATGTGGAAAAGAAATTTCAGACAAGGCATCGGTTTGTCCTCATTGCGGTATGCCGTTGCGCTCAGAAGACCGCGGTACTTACGACATCACGATTACTAGAAAAAAGCAATGGTTTCTAATCAACCCGGACGCAACTATAACAGTAAATAATTCAGATAAGTACAAGCTTAAAAATGATAGCAGCATAAAGATTTCCTTAACAACAGGAGAGCATACTCTTCTATTTTCATTAGGGCCTAGAAAAACCGAAGCAAAGATCAATGTTACCGAAAATGCAACCATAGAAATGAGCATGAATAGGGTAAGCGGAGAGATTAATGTTACCGGTTACAAATTGGATTTAAAAACTAATACGCCAACCGTTTCTGTTGGAGTTGGCGGCGGGATTTTTAAAAATTGATTGTATTATGCATGTTTGATGTGATTGTATGAGTAAAGTTGGAGAAAAAATAAAAGAGCTCCGTCTGGAGTCCGGCGCCACCCAGTTGCAGCTAGGTGAATATGTCGGCTGTTCGGGGCAGGTAATATCAAATATAGAAAGGGGATATACCAATCCCTCCGCCGCTATCTTGAAAAAGATATCGGAATACTTTCATGTTCCTTCAGATTATTTATTAGGTAAATCGAAATCCCAATGGCTTGCATTGGATCCGGATACAACAATGCCGTACATCGGTACTCGCATTTCAGATCTTCTCGCTCAGGCAGGCATCCCGGCGGAAACATTCGCTGATGCGGTTGAGATCACGGCAGAAGAGGCGAAAGATATCCTGAACGGATCTGTTACGCCGAACATCGGAACCTTAGCCAGGATTTCCAGATTCCTAAATACATCCATAGACTTCCTGATCGGCGCCATCCCGTATCCGACAATCGTATCCTCCGAGGATGAGGAAGACATTATTCTATACTATAGAACAATGTCGAAAGTCGGCCGACGCTTGTTGATGGGAGCATTGGAGGATTTCAAAGACAAATAAGGAGATTGATTATGCCCGCATACAAATATCAGACAGCCGACGGGAAGACGAAATGGTATGC